GTTAGCTCTTGTGTATAAGTGATAAGTGTAAAAGGCCACTCCTGTGCCTCTTGTAAGATCTCTCTTACAGAAGAGTTAATTGCATCTTTAGCAACGGATTGTACATTTCGTACAGAATCAAAGTCAGCTACGTTAATAGCAACTTCGTTTAATCTACGGAGTAGTTCATTTACAAGTACGATATATGTTGTAGTCATCAGCTTCCGTATCCACTAATAAAGATATTGGGGCCACCGAAGCAGCCCCAACATTTGACTTAGGCCAAGTTGTACTTAGCTGTGACAAGACCTTCTGGACGCAAGATTTTGCGACCGTAAAGGTGCATACCACGGACGATGTCAGCAAAGCTGTCTGGGTCACGGTATGTTTCTGTCTTGTTGATTTGCTCAGCAGTTGCTACAGCAGAATCATGACCAGCTACAATAGCACCAAAGTTGGTGGACTGAGCAGCTGTACCTGTTGTTGCAGCACCTGTACCAATGGAAGGAAGGTTGCTTGAAGTATATACACGGAAGCCGTGAAAGTTGTTCAAGACCAGACCATTGCGCAAGCCACCTGATTCACCGAAATCTGCGTTAAAGAGGCGTGAATCCTCATCACGAAGTACTTCCATGAATACTGGATCTACTACCAACCAACGACCTTGTGTGTCAACTTGGTTTTGATCCAGCAAACGTGCCATACGTGCAACCAGCATTGCTGGAGATACGTAAGCAGTTGGCAGTGCAGTTGCACCTGGAAGACGAGCAGCAACTGGGATAGAGTCCCCAGCTGAACCAGCAGTTGTGATGTTTCCGAAGTCTGGACGGGACAATTTGTTTGCCGCCAAGAGTTCGTCTGTACCAGCTGTTGTATCTGCCTTAGTGCCGTTAACAACATCGTTGATAGTGTCAGCGTTTGCATGCAAAGCAGACTGCTTGTAACCAGACAAGTAACCCAATACTTCTTGGTCGTACTGGTCAGCCAAGCGGTAAGCCGCACGGTTGGTAGCAAGATCCATGAAGTTTACATGGGAGTGGGCTTCCTCGATGTCATCCATCTTGAAGGCAAAGTAGTTAGATTTATCTACAACCAACGAGAAGTCTGCATCTGCAAGGTCTTGTGCAGCGATAGTGGTGCCACGTGTGTAAGCAGATACGCTTACTTCTGGCTCTTTAATAATTTTGACAGTGTCACCTTGGTTAGCGATCTCACCAAAATAATCAGAGTTAGTGACGTCACCAACAACTGTAGCCTTGCGGAAAGCAAGTTGTACTTTTTTAGAATAAATAACGGAACTAAAGTTACCGTTTGGCAGGTTGGTATAACCTGATGCCGATGCGAATGCCATTTTCTTTTCTCCTAGAATGTTTGGCTTAAAGGTAGAGATATATACGAGTGTAAGGCATATACCTCAACTCATAGAAACTAAACAAGACGAAGAGGCTGAATGTGTTCTAGGGTGCGTATTGCTTCGGGTTGGCCGACCTTCAGCTAACGGGCCTGTACTTATCCAGGTAGTTCTAGGTTGTATGTTTAAGTTTTAAGGGGTTGTTGTAGGCAAGAGAGGTAGTCCACTGTGGGAGGCTCTTGTTCCTGCCTATAGTTATACGTCAAGTTAAAGCAATGTCAACACTTAACGTGCATTACCTGACATATCGTAGATAAATTTACCGCTGCGCATAGCTTTAGTAATTTCATCTTGACGTTCTTCGAACTCTTTTGAAGACATACGAGCAACCTCAGACTCTGTGATCTGACCGTTTGTCTCGGATGTATCCAAGCTAGCCTTAGAACCTTTACTTACTAGAGATGCTGCCTTCTTGGTAGAAGCCTTCTTAGCATCTTTTGTAAGACCTTTATCAGACTTATATAAGTCGATAACTCTTATGACAGAAGCTGGATCATCTGCATTCTCATAGACTGCATCCTGTACCCATTTAGGTTGTTCTTCTGCCCAATCATGGAAGTCATCCGAGTCACGAATCTTTTCGAAGTCTGGATGAGCTTCTGAAATCTTAGCTTCTGCTGTTTTACGGACTGCTTCGTACTGGACTTTATCCAACTCTGACAAACGTGATTCAGCTTTTCGAAACATCTCCTGTGCTTTTTTAGCAGCGATAGTTTCTACAATACCTGCAACATCTGGGTACTCTTTAGCCCAAGCTTCAATATCTTCGTCAGACTTTGGAGGTACAACTGTGCCACCTTCCAGCCGTTTTTCAAGAGCTTCAAACTTTTCTTCCCAGTCTTTTTCTTTTTGTTGCATGTGACGACGAAGATCACCGTATCTTTTCTTAAAAGATTTTTCTTCTCTACTTAGATTAGAGTCATCTTCTTCGGTCACTTCTTCTTGGGGTTCAGATGAAGCTACTTGTTCTTCTTCCTCTTCTCCCTCAACTTCTTCACCACGAGCTTGCGCTTCTAGTTTAGCAATCTCTTTTTCTTCTTGCTCCATTCTTTGTTTTTTACGTGCGTGGTTATACCCACGATCTACAAAGCCTGCACTTTTCGGTGATTCAATTGTATTTAGTTCGGACATTTCCAGTTCCTTATGTTGGGGCTAGCGGTATTGCTAGGTCGCCTTATTATTGTAGTAGTGTGGTTATTATTTCTTTTTTCTCTTCGTCATTAAGCCGCCTTTGTAAGCACCATCCTCATCTGCACCATAGGTAACAGACCCTCCACCAGGAGTACTGTAGGTAGTTTCAGTTACACTGTGCCCACTTGGATCAGTTGTTGTTTTAGAAGCAATTGCTCTCATCATGTCTTCGTGTGCAGTGTTACCACTTTCATTACTACTGCTTACCCAAGGAGCATTTGTGGTCACTGTGGTAGCTTCCTTCTTAGCCATTTCAGCTTTGTATGCAGCTGCTTTATCTTCCGCCTCTTTAAGTCTAGCAGGATCAGAAAGTATAGCTCTTTGTTCTGCAGCAGTAGTTACACCAAAGTTACTAGCTGATTGTTGTTTATCGTAGCGAGTTTCCATAGCTTTTCCAACAGCTTCGACATAACGTTTTTGAAGCTCTGGTTTACCTTTAAACGCATCTTTATCAAGTTTAAAACCTTCTGGAGAAAAGGCAGCGACCTGTTGAAAGAAGTCGTTTGATCCACTGAGTCCACCAAAATAATTAGCACCTTGAACGAGGAAGCTTGACTTACCGACAAGATCGTCTGCCTTTTTACTTAGTGTATCGGCAAGATCATCAAACCCTCTAGCCTTAGCAACAAGAGCAGCAGCTCTTACTTCAGAGATAGCTTTACCTTGTTGATAGACATTGTAACCACCAACAAGTAAACCTAATGGACCAGCTACAGCAACAGCACCCAGGGTAAGTTTATTTAAGAATGGATCTATTTTAGCCCCTGTTCCAATGGCAGCAAGCTCTTTCTCTGACATATTAAAATAATCTACTTCAGGTTCTTCCCACTTAAACTCAGCTGGTTCCGGTGTAGTAACAGACCCACTGTCGCCATTATCAACTAAGATACAAGTCTGAGTTACTGGATCATAACCCATACCCATTGCCTTACAGGATTCTTCTGCAGAGCTTGGTCCAGCTACAGCGGCTCCTCCTGTAGTAGTCGCTGCTGGTACTGCCTCAGGGGCAGGAGGTACACCTGGTCCTTGATAAGTGTAGGAACTACCTGGAACAGAGGCCCAGCTTGGAAGTCCTGTAGGTGTCATGTAGGACGTATCCATCCCATAACCAGGTACAGTAGGCATGGGTATTAACGGACCGCCAAGAGCAAAAGCCTTCCTAGTTTCTGCTGGAGGATTAGCTTGATTTATTTGACCAGCTTCCATGCTAGGGTTAGTTCTGCTGATCTGGATACCACGTTTAGAGAGCTCTTGAATTAGCTCTGGTTTTTGTTGCAGGGTAGTCATAACTTGGTTAATAACTGCATCTACCCTTGTAGGATCAGCATAGGAAGCTGTGGGTGCAGTTACTTCACCACCTGCAGCATAACCTACAACCATGCCATTAGCATTCATTCGGTCGTTAATTACTTTATCTGTTTTAGCAGCGATAGCAATCTTATCCATAAGACCACCGTTGGCTACACCAGTACTTAGCATTTGCTTTAGTTGAGCTAGGTCTTCTTCAGTGATTTCATTGGGGTTACTTGCTTGTGCCATTGGCATATCCACAGGTTCACCACCAATTCTACCATTAGCTTCCATATTAGACAAGCCCATTTTTGCTTCTGTGCGCAAATCTTCAAAGAATTTTACACCAAAGAAACGAACAACATCTGCTGGTACGACATACTCACCCTCAGACAATTGTGCGGGAATATCATCTCGAACTTCTTCTGCAAGAGAACCGGGAGGGATCTCATTACCGGATACCGGGTCACGGCTCAGGCCATCATCAGCGATACCACCTACTGCAAACATTTTCATTTGTTTATTCATGTCGTTTACTACGCCTCCTTGGGCAAACTGTCTTGGCTCTTCTACTTTGTACTTATTTACTAGCTCGGAAATATTTATAATTGTACCTTCATTACTGGTTGCAATTGATTTCTTCCTTTTACTAGGGGGAAGAAGCTCACCATCCAAAGCCATAATCATTTCTGCTTTTCTCGAATTAGGGTAAGGTAATTCAGAATTAAAAATTTTAACAGGGTAGTTTTTCTGTAATTCTAAAAGAGACTTTTCTAAATCTGTAACATAGGTTCTGTAAAATCTGTCACCCTTGTCTTCATTAAGTTGCCTATTCCTAGCTAAAGCAATTTTTTCTGCTGGGGGTATAACTATAAAGTCTACTCCTGACTGTGCTGCTTTTGCTATTAATATTTTTAAAGCTTCATCTACAGCTTGTTTGTTTTTTCTTATAGGAGGAAGACCATAGTCACTCTCACCAAAATTAGAGCTAGACAAAAATTTATAATAACCTACATATAAATCGTCAAGATCACTGGTGTAAACTTCTTTGTTAATTTTTTTATCTTTTAATTTTTCAGCTAACTTATATAAATAATTTGATCTTCTAGTCTTATATGGCTCGTATTCATAAGACTTAAAAAAGTCTTTTACTGAAACTGTTTCTGCAGTATTAAAGTTTACTATACCCTCTTTGTTGTCAGCCAATAGAGAATCTACAAATGCTTCAAGCTCCTTTAAGCTGTAGGCCACAGTACTTAGGTCATCTAAAGTAGATTTTAGCTCTGCTGTAGTTAAAAACCCTCTTTCGGAATACTTAGACTCTATCTTTCGGACAGATTTAAAAGCATCTACAGCACGGGGAGGCATGACACCTTCTTCGTGAAGCTCTTTTACAATACTTTTTAATTCTTTATCTACGGAACCAAAAATCTCTGAGTAAGAAACTTCATTTGTACTTTCCCAAAGTTCTGCAGATTCTTTGAACAGTCTGTCAAATT